ATCGGTGGGGTGCTGATGGTCGCCCCTGGCCCATGTTGAGCTGCCGCCTGCGCTTCCTGCTCCGTCCATCGGGGGCGCGATGACGCTGGCCTTGGGGATCATCTCGCTGATGCGTTCAAAGGTGCTGTCGTTGATGTTGTCCGCCTCCAGGTGAGTGAGGAGGTAGGCCAGCTCCTCGCACATTTGCAGGAGATAATCCCGCAGCTGCGCCACCTGCTGCTCCGGCTCGCCCCTGGGCTCCGGAGGCGGCTTGATGATCACTCTCAGCTTCGGCATTATTCGTCCATCGCCTCTTCAAAGAATTCCGGATAGGTGATCTCCGCGGGCCGGACCTGCACGGATCCCCAGTGGTTGTATTCCTCCTCCGGCACCAGCATCCGCCCCGTAAAGAACAGCTTCGGCAGGAACCGGCTGAGGAAATCGAAGAAGCTCATGGCCTGCGCGCCCTTTTCTTCGCCTTCCTTCGCCGCGTAAATTTCCTCGTAGCCCAGCACGATGAACAGATCCGCGCCGCCCTCCGGCGCAATGACCAGGGGCAGGAAGTAATGCTTCCCCGTCTCCAGCGTCTTCGGCTGCATCAGTGTCCCGTACTGGGTGTACGCCGCCATTTTCAGGCTGGCCCCCACGTATTCCGGGCTTCGGAACAGGAAATTCCCGCCCGCCAGAGCCCAGCGTTCCGGAATGTGCAGCACGGCGAAGATCCGGTTGTCGCCGATACTCTGGTTTTCCGATTTCACGTCCGGCCAGACGGGCTCCAGCAGGTTGATCCCGGCCTCCACCCGCCGGTTTCTCGCCCGGTCGGCGCTGTTGTAGTCATGCCCGAACCAGATGTTCAGGTCCTCCCAGGCGTCGTTGAACATGGCCATGCTGTTGGCGTACCGCTCGTATTCCCCGTTGGCGTAGTGGATCATGGCCTGGAGATACCGGCGGTATACCTTGTTGTGCGGCGCGGGTATGGACAGCTCCTGCCGGTACAGATCCAGCATGTTGTCCACGTGGAATCCGATGGGCTGCATGAGGAAAAGTTCCGTGTAGACCTTCCCTTCGCATTCCCGGATCCATCGGATCTTGTCTTCGATTTCGTAGGCGTTCGGCTCTACCCGGTCGATATCCCGGATGCAATCGTAATATGTCATATTTCCCCTCATTTGGCGCGAGGGAGGGCAAGGCGCCCTCCCTCATCCCTTCTTTTCCAGGTCGTCGATTCGGTGATTGGCGACCTTTACCCGCTCTTCCAGCAGGCCCGTCTTTTCTTCCAGCGCGTATGTGCGCTCGATCACCTGGTTGTGCTTGTCCACTTTCTTTTCCAGCTGTTCCAGCCGGTAGGCGATCAGGGCAGTGCTTTTCTTGTTTGCGAAATAGGCCCCGCCCAGGGTGCCGATCATGGCCAGAATACCGATAATGATATCAGCGATCCAGTTCATGTCCGCCGCCTCCCCTCAATCGCTCCAGCAGGATGTTCCATACGGCGGAGATCGCGGCGGCCAGAGCGGCGGCGACGACGGGGGCGAGATATGCCCACACAGCCGCCCAGCTTTCCGGCCAGCCGTGCTGAAGGACCGCGACGACCTCCGGCACCAGGACGCCGAAGAATGCCTGCACGAAGGTCTTGATGGCTCTGATGAGCCAGTCCGGCATTGTCTTTTTCATAATTGCCTCCCCTAACAGGGGAGGGGGACCGCGAAGCGGTGGAGAGGTCTCTCCGCCCGCAGGCGGCTCCCCGTCCCCCGTGTCCCGTCAGGTCGCCGTCGCGATGATCCCCGCGTCCCGCAGGCTGTCCAGCAGCGCCTTGAACTCCGCAGCCGTCGGCGCGGTGCTGGCCGCGTCGGCCACGGCCACGCCCTGCTTGACGACGCCCGCAGCCGTCGCGCTGGCGGCAGGCAGGTCCACGGAAGCAGCCTTCAGCTCGCCGGTGATCTCCACGTTCGTGAATCTCGTATAATCCATAGCGCCCTCCGATCAGGCCGACATGCTGCTGGCCCCGTCCACACCGGCGACGGCGATGCCGCGCCAGTCGTTGAAACCGGCAGTGAAGCGGGCGTAGCCGCGCCACACGTTGGCGTCGGTGTTCTCGTCCAGGGTGCTGCGCACGTCCAGGGCCACGCGGTCAAGCCAGACAAGGGTGCCGTACTCCTTGTTGTACCGGCTGTCCAGCAGCACCCAGGGGATGGCGGTGCCCGTCAGGGTGACGTACTGATTCAGATAGGGCCATACGATGATGTTCCAGCGGCCAAACTGATAGTTGAAGCCGTTGTTGGCGGTGGCCGGATCCTTGTCCGCGCCGATGGCGCTGAAGACGGCCTTTTTCAGGCTGTGAACGTTGGGGATCAGGATGGTGTCCGGAGCGACGTCCAGGATCTCCCCGTTTTCTCCGTGGAAGTTCTGCATCCGGGTCTCCAGCATGCCCAGGGTGTCCTCGTCGAAGGCGTCGCTGAACAGATTGCTCTGCGTCGCGCCCTTGATCTTCGCCGGATGGGAGGCGTAGAACAGGTTCTGACCGTCGGCGGCCTTGGCGTCGAACTTCCGGCCCCGGAAACTCACGTTGCCGTTGCCGCTGATCGCCCCGCCCAGCATGGCGGCCGCGAACTTCTCGCGGGTGCGGTAGTAGCCGGTGACGAAAGCGGCGGGCTTCTTCCGCAGGTCCATCATCTTCGCGTCGTCGATGATCTCCCGGCTGAGGCTGAAGCTGTCCTTCCAGGTCATATGTTCCAGGACCTTGCTGGGCCCTTCCTCCTGGCCGTCGGTGGGGTACGCCCCGTTCTCGCCCACGGGCTCGAAGCCGTCCATGGCGGTCATGCTGGTGAATTTCTCCGCCCAGTGGGTGCTCTTTTCGGTCTTGAACACCTGCTTTGCGATGCTCTCCGCCTCAAAGGCTTCGCCCCGCTTCTCGATCATCATGCGGATCGGCGCCTGGCTCTTGCCGTAGATGCTGTTGTTCACGTTGCTGTTTTCGGAAAAAGTGATATTGGGCATTTCGTTTGTCCTCCTTTCTCAGTTATCAGGGAAACCGGACCAGGCAGCGGGACCCGGCGGCGTCGGCTTCCTTGTAGACCAGCTCGGCCACGCCGCTGGACGTAGTGCCGGTGATCTGAAGGCCGTTGGACGCATGCAGGGTGACCTTCTGTCCGATGCTCACGCCGCTGAGGCTGGCGGAGTTGGTGCATTCAAACACCTGGTCGGGCTGCACCCGGATCACGGGGATCAGGTCGCCCGCGGTGACGGCGGCGCCTTCCTCCACCATGGAGATGTAGGTGGGCTTCGTGGTGCCTGTGGCAACGGCCAGATTGCCGCTGCTCTGCACCAGCGCCATGCCCTGCTTAGGGGTGATGGCGCTGCAAGGGAGATATTCCCAGGGCGGGACGCGCCCGTCCTCGTTGCTGTGAGGGATGAAACCTCTCATGTTTTCTCATTCCTTTCCGGCCCCTGGCCGGGGCCTTGTCAGCCGAACCGCTTCCGGTCGGCGTTATAGTATTTCCGGATTTCGTCGTCGGACGCTTCGGGATTCAGCGCCCGGAAATAGGCCATGTCCTCCCTGGGCACGTCCAGCGCCCCGGCCCCCTGCTGCCGGGTGGCGTTCAGGTGGTCCTTTCCGGCCCCCTTCGTCCCGGCCCGGTTGGCCCGGATGCCCGCCAGCCGCTCCTTCGCCGCCAGCTCGTAGGCGTCCTTGAAGTCCAGGCCCTTTCCCACAAGCTCCCGGAACTTCGGCCCCGCCGCGCTGTTCAGGATCGCGTCCAGGTCCTTCATTTCCGGATCCTCCTGGCGGATCTCCGCCAGCTGCCGGTCCACCGCGGCCCGCTCTTCCGCGCTGATCTGCGCTTCCTGCTGCCTCCGCGGCGCCTGCTGCGCCTGGATCGTCTCCATCACCACGGCCTGGATGTCCGCCTCCGTGGGGGTCCCTTTGCTGAGCCGGTCATTTCTCTGGGCCTTCGCAAAGGCTTCCAGCTCGTCCACGGTGCTGATCCTGCTCCCGTCGGGCTTTTCGATCCCCAGCTCCCGGATGGTGGTGTCCAGGTCCTTCCTGGCCTGCTGATATCCCTTCTGTTCCGCCTCCCGCATCCGCCGTCCGTGGGCCTGCCGTGCCCGCTCGTCGGGCGGCATGGGCTCCTTCTTGGCTTCGTCTTTTCCGGAGGTATCGTTTCCTTCCTGCTGGCTTTTATCGTCGGCAGGCGTCTCCTGGGCCTTCGCCGCAGGCTCCTCCGCCGGAGTGTCGGAAAACACGTCCTCAAACAAACTTTCCAGATTTTCGTCCATGGTTTCTCCTTCTGCCCTGTGCGCCGGGCCTGCGAATAGATTTTTTCCCGCGTTCAATGCGAAAATGCCTTCCCCTTTTGGGGAGTATTTGCTTCTCGTCCCCGGCTTCCCCTGGGGGAAGCTGTCACGAAGTGACTGATGAGGTGGCCTCCGTCCTTGCCTCCCCTGAAAGGGGAGGGGGACCGCCCGCGGGCGGTGGAGAGGTCATCCCCCGCAGGGCGGTCTTATTTTCCGCCCTTGCCCGTCCGGAGATCGGTGCCGCGGATCACCTTGCCGGTGCCGCTCTTGCCCTTGCTCTGGTTGGGCGCCTGGACTACCTGCGAACCGCTGTTTTTGATCTTGCCGATGTAGCCTTTCTCAGCCATCCCGTTTCCCTCCTTTCTCCGGATTCCGGATTTTCCCGCATTCCTGCGAATGGCCTTTTTTCCGCTGGCAAAGCGTATATTTCATCCGCCGCGTCCGGCGGTGAAAATCATTCTTCCGTGAGCTTCCGGTTGGTGAGCTTCACGTACACGTCCTCGTAAAGCTCCTGTTTGTCCCCGTTGTAGGTGTACTCGGCATAGATGCCGTCCCCGCTGATGCTGGTACTTACCAGGCATTTGTAATTCTGGAGGGTCTTGCACAGCCATACTGTGAAGATGTCGGCTTCGGTGATCTCGACTTCCGGCT